TTTACAGATGAAGATCAAATTAACACTTTAGTAGAGAATGGTATGCAACTAAAGCCTATGGGTAATGATAGGATATTAGCAGGTAATTCAGACTATGGTATAGGTAAGTATATTAAGTCAAAGCGCATGGTTGATAACCTGAAGAAGTTTACTAACAACCAAGGTGAAGAAGTAGAAATACAGTATGGTGGCGCACCTACAGTAATTAACTTAACTAAAGGTGCAGAGAATAAGAGGGTCTGGAACTTCGATAAAGATGGACTTCTTGGTAATGGTACTAAAGCTAAAGTTAAGTTTGAGTTGTATGCAGATGGTGCAGGTGTTAGACTATCAGACTTAGTGATAACAGACCAAGTAATTTATGAAGATGATCTAGCACCAGTAGATGAAGACTTTGTTTTATAAGGAGAAGTTATGAGAGTAAGTGTTAATGCGTACATGGAAAAAGACGACGATGGTTACAGCGGAAGTGTTGATATGAGTAGGGATGATATTACAGAAGCCCATGAGTTAGCTCAACTCTTTGCTGAAGCCGCACACGCTTTTGGTTTTACCTATGTTAAGTCTGTAGGTTTCGAGTGCGACGATGGTGAAATGATGTGGGGTGACACTTAAATGGATATGGGGAAGGTTTTAATCGACGGAGATATTATTGCTTATCGTGCGGCCTTCTCCACTGAACAGATGGGGTCACAAGACACTAAAGATAAAGTTGATGACCTCATAGAATACATTTTAGAACACACCGCATTGTTACCTTATGAGATTGATATTGACTATGCTGTCTACCTTACAGGCAAAGAAAACTTTAGGTACAGCATAGCTAAGTCATACCCCTACAAGGGAAATAGAAAAAGCGTTCAGAAACCTAGACACTTGCAGACCGCCAGAGACCACATGGAAAGCAAGTACAAAGCAGTAATAAGTAAAGGAGAAGAAGCTGATGACCTCATTGCTAAAGAAGCCGCCAGACTAGATTACAAGGCTTGCGTAGCCTCTATAGATAAAGACATGCTACAGATACCCTGCTGGCATTTTAATATAGTTAGAGGTGATTACCTACAAGTAGAACCCTTCGGGGGAATTAAGTTTTTCTATACTCAGATACTAACAGGGGATACAGCAGACAATATAGTAGGTCTGTTTCGTGTTGGACCAGTTAAGGCTAAGAAGATACTAGAAGACGCAGAAACAGAAGAAGATCTCTGGGATTGTGTAGTTAAAGCCTACGATGGAAATGAAGATAGAGTGTTAGAAAATGCTAGGCTGTTATGGCTTAGAAGAGAAGAGGAAGAGATATGGCAACCACCAAGAGTAAGATCCGACAGCAAGCGATAAAGAATGGTTATCGTTCTGGGCTTGAGGATGTCATATCAAAAGACCTCAAGGACAGGGGTGTAGACTTTGGCTACGAAACAGTTAAGATAAACTGGAAGCTAGTAGAGAACAAGACTTACACCCCTGACTTCATACTACCTAATGGTATTATAATTGAATCAAAAGGACGCTTTGTTCCAGACGACAGAAAGAAGCATCTTAGAGTTAGAGAGCAGAACCCTGACCTTGACATAAGGTTTGTATTTAGTAATAGTAGAAACAAGATACGTAAAGGATCTAAGACTACATATGCTATGTGGTGTGAGAAAAACAACTTTCTATATGCAGACAAAAGGATACCCGACGAATGGATAAAGTAACTTATAATATACACAGAGTAATACAAGGCCCATTTGAATGTGAGAATGGGGACTGGTGGTTAACATGCAGTGTAGAAGATGTAGAAGCTAAAGAAATGTTTGAAGACGATATACCTTTTATTAGCTTTGATGCCGCCTACAAGTTTCAATCTCACTTCTTAAATACTATAGACCCTATAGTTATTAATGTACCCTACGAAGGAAATGAATATGTCTAAGACAGCAGTTGTATTTAGTTGCGCTCATAGTGACCCGACTACAAGTAATGAAAGATTTGATTGGCTAGGAGAATTAATATATGATGTTAACCCCAACTATATCATTGACCTCGGTGACGGTGCTGATATGCGCTCTCTCAATAGTTTTGATACTAGGAGTCCTGAAGCTATTGTCAGTCAAAGCTATGAACAAGATATCGAGCATTACAACGAATCTATGGATAGGCTCAGACAAAAGCCTAGTCAACGCAAGTACAAAAGACCCAGATGGATCGGCTTTGAAGGCAACCACGAGAACAGGATCAAGAAAGCCCTTAAGAGCGACCCCAGACTTGAGGGAGACAAATACGGGATATCCTTCGGGCATCTTCAAACAGACTACTGGTTCGACGACTACCACGAATACAGAAACTCAGGACCATCTATAGCTGAATATGATGGTGTGTCGTGTGCACACTTCTTCCAAGCAGGTAACTTTGGTTCAGCAGTATCTGGATTACACCATGCTAATACTTTATTAGGTCACAGATATACAAGCTCTACTTGTGGTCACAGTCATAAGCGTGATCTTAAGTTTAAGGATGGAGCTAAAGCTATAGGACTTGTAGCAGGTTGCTTTAAGGGTGCTGAAGAAGGTTGGGCAGGTCAGTCTAATCTTGATTGGTGGAAGGGCGTAGTAATCAAACGTGAGATAGACAATGGCATGTATGAGCCAGAGTTTGTGTCTCTTAATAGATTAAGGCAGATATATGGGTAAACGTAGTGACTTTGAGAGAGTACCCAGAGACTACTACCCAACACCCATAGAAGCTGTAGAGCCGTTACTAGCACACTTGCCATACGCATTTGATTATGTAGAGCCTTGTGCTGGTGACGGACGCTTAATAAGACACATAAGTAAACTGACCCAAGGTACAGGAGAATGTATATATGCTAGTGACATTGAGCCAAGACATGCTGACGTATTTACTTCTAATGCTCTTAATCTTGATTTTGGCGGCTATGGAGTAATGGATTACATGATAACTAATCCACCTTGGGATAGAAAGATACTACACCCTATGATAGATCACTGGCTAGGCATATGCCCTACTTGGCTATTGTTCGATGCGGATTGGATGCACACTAAACAATCATCTATATTTATGACTTATTGTTCTAAGGTTGTATCAATAGGTCGTGTTAAGTGGATAGAAGGTAGTAAAAGTGTAGGCAAGGACAACTGCTGTTGGTACTTGTTTGACTTGTATAAAGAAGATATGAAACCAACAGAATTTTATGGAAGAGTAGTATGACAATAGGATTTAGAGAATATCAACAGAAGGCAGTTAGCTTTGCTATATACCCTGCAACGCATAAGGTTCTATACCCAACTTTAGGTTTATGTGGGGAGACAGGGGAAGTAGCCGAGAAGGTTAAGAAGCAGGTTAGAGATGGTGTGTTTAATCGACATGAGGTAGCGAAGGAATTAGGTGATGTACTCTGGTACTTAGCTAACTTAAGTAATGACATTGGTTATAACTTAGATGAGATAGCTGACATAAATATAGAGAAGTTAACAAGCCGTAAGAATAGAGATAAGATAAAAGGTTCAGGAGATAACAGATGAGTAAGATAACTATAGATGAAAAAGAATACGAAACAGATGATTTCACAGAACAGCAAAGTGATATACTGAAGGAGTTGTTATACGTAAAAGAAGAGGTAAGAAGATTAGATTATCTTACACAAGTTATGGACAATAGACTTAAAGATCTTATATCCTCTCTCAACACAGCTTTAGAGGAGAGTAATCGTAATGCGTAGAATTGGTAGATGGTGGTATAGATTTATTAACTATATGATTACGTGGCAACTACATAGGGATGCTGTTAAGCATTTAAATAAGTTAACTGATCGTGAACTAAAAGATATAGGTCTTACTCGTGGTGAGATAGATAGAATGATATGGTTTAAAGAAGACAAGAAAGATAGAGGTACTAAAGAATGAGCGACAACTACCTACCAACAGATTACCAATCCTTTATACACAAATCTCGTTATGCTCGTTGGTTAGAGACAGAAGGTAGAAGAGAGTCTTGGAGCGAGACAGTGGATAGGTACATGGATAATGTAGTTAAGCCAGCACTAGGAGATCACCCTAAGACTATAAGTGAAATACAGGAAGCTATATTAAACCTAGAAGTTTGCCCTAGTATGCGCGCCCTCATGACTGCTGGTCCAGCTATGTCTCGTGACAATACAGCAGGTTATAATTGCTCTTACTTAGCTGTAGATGATATAAAAGCCTTTGATGAAGCTATGTTTATCCTGTTGTGTGGTACAGGTGTAGGTTTCTCTGTAGAGAGACAGTCTATACAGAAGCTACCAGAAGTCCCTGACAGTATGTTTAACAGTGACACTACAATCATTGTAAAGGATAGCAAAGAAGGTTGGGCTAAAGCTCTAAGGCAACTCATAGCATTACTATACAGTGGTGAAGTACCTAAGTGGGATGTATCTAGGATTAGACCAGCAGGTGCAAAGCTAAAGACCTTTGGTGGTAGAGCATCAGGACCAGCCCCTCTAGTAGATCTATTTAACTTTGTTACTCGTGTAATGACAGAAGCTAAAGGACGTAAGTTATCCTCTATAGAGTGTCACGATATTATGTGTAAGATAGGTGAGGTAGTAGTCGTAGGTGGTGTACGTAGGTCTGCTATGATATCCCTGAGTAACCTGTCAGATGATCGAATGAGACACGCTAAGTCAGGTTCATGGTGGGATAATGATCCACAACGTGCGTTAGCTAACAACTCTGTATCTTATACCGAGAAACCAGATAGTTTGTCGTTTATGCGTGAGTGGATGGCTCTAGTGGAAAGTGGGAGTGGTGAACGTGGTATCTTTAATCGTGAAGCATCTAAGAAGCAAGCGGCTAAGAATGGTAGACGTGATCCTAACTATGAGTTCGGGACGAATCCTTGCAGTGA